GATAATATAATTTACCACCTTCTTGCCTATTTTTTTCTACATATTGTAGTTGATTGTCTCCAAAATAACCTTCAACATTTGGAACTACATCAAAACGTCTGTTGTTTTCTGGGTTTAATGCATAACCGTGCATATACTCCATCCAAGCTGTAGGGTGTTGTTTAGATTTTAACAACATACCATTAGTACTATCTACTGATGGCCAATGACCTGTTTCATCTGGAGTATAACCTAACTCTAATGCTCTTTGCATATTATAGTCACCACCATCTTGATAATAAGTGGGATTCATACCTAATGCCTTTCTAAAAGACATTTCTCCAGGATAGTCAGATTTCTTTTTCTTCCTAACAGGTTTTTTAATTCTAGTTTTAGCCATTAGTGATAACTCATTGTAATATTAGTATTGAAATCATTAAGCCTAAAGTACCTATTGTTTTGGTTATTATAGAATATCTTAATCTTGACATAGACATCTCTAAGGAATGGCTTAATGGGTAGTGGACTGCTAAAGTCCCTAATAGCATTGATTCTCCAAGTTCTTTCTCTTCTAACAACATTTTGTTGAGGTGTTAATAGTAGTAGAGATGAATCAGTAGTTTGATAATCATTGTACAAAAGAATACCACTTATAGTTTCTAAAGGGATATCTATACCATTACTATCAAAAACTTCTGACCAGAACTCTAATGTATCTATACGAAATGTAGCAACTTTAGTTGCATCAGGGAAGTTAAGAATAAATTCTGCTTCAGTTATAGAAGGACTCTGGTTATAAAATTGTCCAAAGTTTCCTTCATTATGTATATACGCAGAGTTACTGATATCAAAGGGATTTGATGATAGTAATCTTTTACCAGTTGGTAAATATAGTGAAGGAGTAAAAGAATAGAAAGATTCAAATGCTTGCAACATTTCATTGAAAGCAATAGTAAATTTATAAACTATTGGAGTTTTTTGTAGTAAAGGAGTAATAGACCCAGTAACTACTGATACTGTTAATTGAGTAGTAGTGATATCTTGTACCTTGTAAATATTAGAAGCAATATAAAATATATCCCCTGGGCTTAGTACAGATAACTCTTTAGGTGAATAACTATTAAGTATATACTTAGTAGGACTTCCTGCTACTACAGTTACTGTAGTAAAGTTAATTGCAAACTTATTCATAAAAGTCATATAGACTTTATTGTACTTAGTATCATAAGCACCATGAATACCTGTATTAAGTAATACTTGGTCAGAATCTAAAATAACTCCTTGTAGTTTTTTTCTAAAGAAAGCTGATAGACCTTTAACATCAGATATATTCTCTAATCCTTGTCCTACTCTAAAGAACTTTTTAGTTCTAGCATCAAAAGAATATATAGCAGCAGGGCCAGTAACTACACTATGCTGATGGAAAGAACCATAGTCTTTACTTAAGTAGTCATACCTAGCAAGTACATTACCAGTACCTACTTGATAAACAGCACCAGTACCTGCATCAGGTACAGCTGTATTTTCTTGAGAACTAACTTGAGCTATAGCTCTACTTTGAAAAGCTATAATTGCTTCTTTAAGATTTGTTATTTTATTAATCTCTCCATAGTTACCCTCAAGAGCTAAGTAGTTATTAATCAAATATCTTCTCCAATTATCTTCAATTTCCCTATCAAACTTTTCTTCTGATACCCATACCCAGTTAGGTTGGTCTTCATCAGTATCTAAGTTAAAAGGTTTAGGAGAATATACTTTTAAGTTATTGTCCTGAGAGTAAGCTCTATTATAAACATATTCATCTACTAAGAATTTAGCAAAGTCTTCACCTGCAGCTCCTGGAGTTACATTTTTAATACCATTATTAGCTGAGGTAAATACTTGACTATTATTCCAATATAAACCATGTCTATACTCAGTATTAATAGTAGTTTCAGAAGGAAAGGCTAAAGCTAAAGCTGACATTGACCTTGATACAGGGTTATAAGCTTCACCTAAACCTGAAGGTGATGCAGTAACAATTCCATAGGTTTCTTTCCAGTGAAAGAATCCTAATGTAGTGCTATAGTAAGAACAATAGATATCTCCACCAAACACATCAATAGCTTGAGTAGAAGCTATTACACTTTTAGGAAAAAAGTCAGAGGCACCTATGTAAGCATTATTGTATCTAGAAGCTCTCCAAGGCCCACCATATTGCCCAAAGTTATATCTACAAAGAGATACTATTCTGTAAGCAGGGTCTTTAGTGGTTGTTGTAGGATTATCAATGTGGCTACCTGCATTAGCAGCATCAATTTTATTACAGATACCGTTAAAATCACAAAATAAAGATTTAGATGCAAAACCTGATAACTGCCAGTCTATAACTCCAGCAACAGTTTCAGACTCAGGTAATGTATAAATAGAAATATGATGGTAGTCTTTACTTACCATTTTAGCTGGAGAAAAACTAGAAGGTATAATTCCTTCTATATCTACTTCTTGCTGATTTAAAATATTAACAATATTTCTTCCTCTTCCAGCTATACCACCTACATTAGCTACTTTTTTATACTTAGCAAGATAAGCAGCTGCTTGTCTAGCTCCAACTCCTACACCACCTAAATAATCTGCCCAATAGCAAACACCTTGATTAAAAAATTCTCTACCAGTAACAGGAGGAGTAAGCACTCCAGTATAATATGTATCTGCATCTGGAAGTGTTGTGGTATTTGGTGTAAATAAATAGTTATGAATTAATTTAATATGTGAAGCATCGCCTACAGCATACTCTCCAAAATCAAATTCTGGAAATTTAATTATGCCTAATCTGTTTTCTCTTAATACTATAGCTCCTGCTGTTCCAGAATTAGCTCCATGATGTGCAGGTGCAGCTCCAGTACCTCCTGCCCAAGTTTCTCCTTGACTAAAATCATTATTAATAAATAGTAAAGGTATCTCATCAGTATTAGGAACAGCATCAGTTGTGTCAGAATTACTAAAAGACATCAAGTGTAAACAATCAGTAGAAACACCTGTACCTGATAGCATAATTCTACTATCTAGTAGTCCAAATATAGCACCTGTGCCAAATCTAGTTTTATCTTTCTTTTGTCTTTGTACTCTAACTATTCTAATGCCTGTAATATTTGCAGGAAGATTGTTGAAAGTAAATTCAACACCCATAGACCTAGTTACAATTCTTTTATCTCCAAAACCATCATCTTCATAACTAGACAAATCTGCATAGTCACTACCACTTATAGTACCTTCCCAAGGCTCAGGGATTCTAATATCTGCTATCCAATTAACAAAAGACTCTTGCCCTTTATCATTGTAAAATACTACACCAAATCTATAAATTTCTCCTCTTGAGTATCCATCATAGATTGTAGATTTAAGAGGATTTTTATATCCTCCCCAACCTTGTACAGGGTGATAAAATCCATCTAAAGCTGGTGTTCCAAAGTTGACAGTACCTGCACTTGTAACTAAGTTATCAACAAATGGAGCATTTGTCATGTTATAGTTCTTCAAGTTAAAAGTGGTAGAGTCTAAGTAAGGGTAAACCATTTGGCTATCCCCTCTTAAGTCATGGAAAGTAAACTTGTAAGATACATTAGGGCCTTGACCACCTATTGTAGTACCATTAGTTTGATACTTATATTGATAGTTAGTTAGCCAATCATCATAGTCTTGTGTAGGTAATAACCCATAGATTTGTCCTGATTCATCATTGTAAGGGTTTACAGCATCTTCAGAATCATCTATAGCGTATAAAGCTGCTAATTGAGCTGGAACAGTAGCATTATAATCATTAAAAGAACCATCTCTAGAATATAATCTAGCAATTCTGCCACTATTAAATCTATAAGCTCTAGAATCATAATCAACTTCAAAGCTAGTAGTTCTAGTATTAGCTGGGTATAATCTATTCTTTTTCTGAGTAAAGGTCTTAACCTTATCAAAGAATATTAAAGGATTAACAAACTCTTCTACTGATATAGCTATTTTATCCTCACCACCACTAATTACAAATTCCATAGTTTCACCATCAATAGGCAAATCATAGACATAATTAATGATAGGTACATCTTCAACTGAATACTCAATTAAAACTATTTTAATAAAGTCATATCTTAAATCTATATGACTAATTGATATAGCTATAGATTTACTTGAAGGTGTTTCTACAGGTGCACCTTGGTATTCAAAATAAGGCCCATTTAAATTAGAATCTGTAATAGGTACTAATGTACTAGCAGGGCTATAAGCTGTAACAGCTCCATCTTTACTATAAAGCTGATATGCAAACTGATAAGTACCTACTACTAATAAACCACCTTCAAGAACATTTTCTATGATAGGGGTGCTCATATCTACAGAAGGTTTCCAATCTAAAAGACCCACAGGAATAGCAGGACATTGGGGATTATAGATATTAAGAGCACGAGGATAGTTATAATCATCAGTCCAATAAAATGTACCACGGAGAGAAGACTCTCTTCTACCAATTGCTTCACGATATACTTCATTAGCTAACGAAAAATTAAGAATATTATTATATCTAAGATGTGTAGAAGCTACTAATGATGTACCTGATAATCCTATTACTGTACTAGTGGCATCATTATATTGCAATACCCATACTTGACCTGCAGTATTAGAAGGTGTAGCTGAAGTATTAGTTCTGCTAGTAGTTAGTAAAATAATCTCTTCTTCTAAAGTACCCCAACCAATAATAGACAAATCAGTTTGTGCAGTAACTAAAGTAGTTACAGTTAAATCATTTCCTGCAGTAACAGATACCAATGGGTTTAAAGAATAGCCTTGAATTAGTACCTCTTGGGTATTATAATAAACTCCATATTCACCAGCAACTATATCAGCAGCTATTGCTGGGTCAGCAATTATTTGATTATAGATATTAACAGAATCTGTAATACTAGATAATGCAATAACTACTGATGTACCATTAATACTAAGTGTAGTAGCTGCTATAGGTGCTACAGGAGTAAACTTAATAGAGTATAAAGGCTGAATATTGGGTATGCTAAACTGTAGTTTATTTCCTTTATGATTGGAAATAATACCAGAAGACTCACCAGTATCTGTAATTAAATCAATATCTAGAGCATTATAAAGATGCTCATTGTCATTTTTAGCTATAGCCAAATCTTGGCTTAGACCTTTAATATAAGAACTGGTTAATCTTGGCATAATTAATAAGCTAGTCTGCTACTAAATCCTCCTAGTGTACTAATTCTAGGATGGTTATATCTTTCTTCAGGTCTTTGTAGATTACCAAAGAATCTCTTATGTTCAAAGAACTTAGGAATTGTTCTAAGTCTTTGGTTTTTGTAAGATTCCCATTCATCTAAACTCTTAGGCATCTTACCTTCGTTTTTAGCTTTTTGGTAATACAAGGACAAATATCCTTTAAACTCTTCATATTTATCCCTAGTATATTTATCAGTAAGATAAAGCTGAAAAGCTATCTTATTTCCCATATACCAAGTAACATAATTAATAACAGATTGATTATCTGGAATCATTGGTAGACCATTTTCATCTGTAGGTACAGCCCTATAAGCCATAGCTACTTTACCAGTCTTGAATGATGTAAAGATATAGTTGTTATTAACAGTATAAGTAAGGTCTGAATTGACTCTAAAATCAATATCAGTCCCATGATAAGCTTTATAAAAAGTGCTAGTATCCCATCTCATAGGAAGGAAAGTATAGCACTTTTGTTTTGGGTCACATTCATGATTGCACATATCTTGAGAGCAAACCAAAGAGTTACATAGTGGACTGCCATCTCCTGTAGTACAGGTCTGGTCTGTATTGTAATCTACATATACTACACCAGTTACAACAGCTTTACTTACATCAGGCTGGACTTCTACTGCACAAGCAGTTTGGGTTATAGAGAATAAATCACAAGGTAATTTACCTCTTCCATCTTCAATATGAATAAATTCTTTATGGCCTAAATCTTTATTCCCATCAGTAACTTTATCTACATAGAAACAAGGCACTTTAAGTTCTCTTAAAGATTCTCCAAGCCATTCTATGACATCACTATACTGAAGAGTATAATCCCAAGCAAAATCTCTGTACATTTTATCAATGACAGAGCTAGAAGATACTAATAGCCCATTGTACATTTTAAACTAATTTTCTAGCTAATTCAGCTAATTTTTTAAGATTCATGGATTTTTCTTCCATAAGCATTTCATCAGGCATACTATCAGATGCTTGAGCAAAAGTTTCAGTAGATTTACCACCCATGTAGTATTCTTCTTTATCTTCTGACATTTCTCTTACATCTTTGAATACAAGATATCCACCATCTTTAAGCTCATATGCACAGATATGTGTAATCTTGTTTCCTGATTTCTCAGTTTTTTCTACTTTAGAGTTGTAGTAACATTCGCTAATGTGTGACATAGTTTAATAGTTTAATAGTTTATTTCAAAATAGTCTACATCTAAGCCAGTTTTTAGAATATAAGACAATTCTCTGTCTACTTTTCTAACAGGCTTAAATCTATATACGGATTTATTTGGTAAAAGTTGTTTTCTCTTATCCCAAATAAACTTATAAAGGTACCCCTTTGAGTGTTTATTTAAGTGATACACTTTTCTTTTTTCTTCTTTAGCTACAGGGTCACTATTCCAAAGCTTTAAAGTATTACCCCAGTCAATTCTAATGTGGCTTTTTCTAATATCTAAATCCCCATTAGGTTTGAACTTAATCTTTGGTTTATACTTCTTTATATATAAGTCACCTAATCTAGGTAAAGATATGATATAAGAGCTGTATAAAACCCTATGAACAATCTGTTCAACAACACCTTTATTACTAGAAGAGGAAAAAAGAAAATCTCTAAAAGTTTCATAAGGAACAGGATTATCATTGGACTCTTTATAAAAATTATAAATGTCCTTTGTAATAAAATCTTTTGTAATTACAGACTTGCCTCTCTTTGTCATGATTATTTAGGTTGTCCACCACCTGGAGGTAGAGGGTCAATTCTATTTTCTTGGTTATCATTCATCACATCTTCAGGATTAGAATACTTAATCTTGAAATCAGTATTTAGAATGTCTTGTTTACAATAATCCCATAGTCTTTCTTCCAATGGAAACTCCATATCAGGATTCCAACATGGTTTATTCTCACAAGAAATAAATTTAGAAGCATCCCTAGGGTCTCTAAAGATGCCTCTAATAGTTACCTTCTCTATAAGAGGATAATGTACCTTATCTTTAGAGATAAAATACATATATCCATTATATAAAAAAACACCTACAGAGTTGTAATTATATCTGCCATTACCAAAGAACTCTGCTCTTCTGTATGGAATAACATTGAAAGGCAATCCAATAATACCTACTGGAGATACCTTGTCAATTAATTCTCCATCTGATAAGCTTAAGAAAGAGGGAAGCTTATTAACAGTTCTTAAAATAAGACAATCAGTAACAGTATCACAACATTCTGCTTGGTCTACTAATTGTACAGGAACACAGCTTAGTGATTGATAATATACATTAGGAATGGTTTTGTTAAACTTGTTATAAGTATTTTCAAACCATTTTACTCTCTTATTAATGATAAACTCATCAATAAGACGATAGTCTAGCTTACTATCATCAGTGTACTGATTGATAAGTTCTAGTAATTCAAATCTAAGCTGGTTTAGTGATTTCATTAGATATGTACTAATAGGTTAGCTGCTAATCCTTTATGTTTTGTAAAAATATAACTTTCAGCAGTTTTAGGTACACCAACATAACCTTGTTCATATTCCCATCTTCCTAAATCAGATAAACATCTTAGGAATGAAATAGTACATCCTCTTAAGTCATGTGATGTTCTAGATTGAAATGTTTCTTTATGGTGAACATCTCCACAGAAATGATGAATATAATCAATCTCTGGCATTATTTTCTTATTTTCAATCATAATGGTTGCAGGAAGGTCTTTAATATAATTCTTTTCTTTATCTCCATGGCTAAATCCTAATAGGTTAGAACCATAAGTGATATACTTCCTAGATGTAGTAGTATCATCAATACATACTGCACCATCTTTTTCATAAGTAGCTTTTAGCATTTGCCCTAAGTAGAAAAGCTTATCAGCATCATGGTTACTCATAACCATTACTACATATACACTACAGTATTGAGTTGCTTTATCTATGCACCTTCTAATAGTTCTGTAACCTTCCATAAAGCTCTTTTTCCAAAATGGATTAGAATCTTGTGGAGTACCTTTTAAAGTAGTATTACGAGAATCATTAGCATTGAAGAAATCATTACCTACAGGAAATATAATCATCTCTGGATTATATACTAAGCTTTGGCTAAGTAGTTTATCAAAAGCATTTTCAAAGATTTCACAATTGGTTTCTACAGAACCTGAAGGATTAGTTTCATCAATAAGAACTAACTTATCAATATGGGCATCATATAGGTTAATAACTGCTATACTCTCACCATGATTCCTTTTAATGGTAGGTTTGTGTACAGGTCTTTCATACTGCTCTAGTACATCTCTAAATTCTGCAAGCAGTTCTTGAGGATTACTATACCATTCATTTTTAGTATCAACACTAAACCTGTTTTCTCCTTTAAAATTCTGCCAGAATTTTACTTTCTTAACATCACTTAGTTTTAATCTATTAGATGCTAAAAAAGAATTAAATTCTGCTGCATCATTGTTAAACTCTACTGTTTTTTCTTCTTTAATCTGTTTAACAGCTTCCATTACATCTTCTAGATTAACCTTGTATCTAGTAGCAAACCTTTTGTGGTCATAGTTTCTAATGTAACTAGGATAGATGTGTAATTGTTTTTTGATTTCTTCTATAGTCATAGCAAATGATTTAAGTTTACAAATATTTACATTAATTATTAGCAATAACAATAGTCAAAACTGTAATTATTGCTCCACCTGCTATACTGCCTACCTTAGCCCAAAACCTATGTCTTTTAACTTTCTTGGTTAATTCAATGTTTTCTTGGACTAACAAATGGTTGATTTTCTTATGCTTATCTATCTGATTAGTTAAGTTAGTATTTTGACTTTCTAAGTTATCAACAACAGCTTGGTAATAACTTAATGAAGTATCACAGATATTAAGAGCTACTTCCATAGAATCAATAATCTGAGTTTTGCCCTCAGATAGTTCTATTTCATAGATAATATTTTTAAGCTGTGGAAAAGTAATACATACTACTGTATCATTCCCCAGCTTTACTTCTTTTGGATAAGAACTTTGAGAGATACTCAACTGACTTATCATTAGAAAGATGCTTAACAGAATCAGCTTTTGCATAAAGTTTCTTTTTTAAGTTTTTAATCTGGGTTTTCTTTTCTTCTAAAGATTCTAAGGATTCTGCTAAGGAATTATTAAGGCTATCTCTTTCTAGTTTTAGCATTTTTAATTCCTTTTGATAAACACTTACAGAATCTTCATAGCTTTTAATAATCTGGTCTTTGGTACTCACTTTTATATTTTCGTGAATATATAAACCACAAGCTACTGAAACAGCTATAAGAAGAACAACTACCATAATCATAAAATAAGCTTTCACAGACTATTAGCTAAATAAAGCAGTTGCCCAATTAGAGCTAGTTCCGTATGTAACTCCTTCAATAGTTACAGATAAGTCAAAAAATATAATACCTCTATCTGTACCAACTATAAGTTGAGAAGTATTATATGTTGAATTAGTAACAGTATTTCCATCTTTGTCAACAAAAGATTCAAAAGAAAAAGGGGTATTTCTAAAAATAAACCCTGAAGCGGTTTTGGTAATATTAAGCATGGATTTCAAGTTTTACAAGGTTTACAGCAGCAGTGCCTGCCAATGGTAAGTTACAAGCAAATATAAGGTAATTATCAACTGCAGGATTAAATGCAGCAGTATTAATACCAGTAGTGCTTTGAGTATATTCTGAACTAGCAAGTTGTGCTGGGTTAGGACTAAATCTTAAAGTGTTATTTGATAATGCATATACACTAGTAGCTCCAATAGATACAGTAGCTGTTAGATTGCCTGCAGTTCTAAGAAGAACTCCACCTACTAATGAATTAATAGTATTAGCATATAGCTGTATTTGAACAGCTGTACTTCCACTTAACCTAGAATATGCCCAATATAGGTCAATAAAGTTTCCATCTGCTAAAGTATTAGCAGGAATTAATATAGATTGGGAAACAAACACACCTGGGCCTGTTACTACTGTACCATTAGTGGTAATAGTAGTTCCAGAAGGTTTAACTAAATTAAAAAGAGTTGTGATATCTTCAACAACTTTGTTAAAATTTTCAACTCTTACAATACCTGCATTTTGAATATTCTTAGGTGCAGGGTCATTAAAAGTTATTTTTTTAGATATTTGAGTAGCCATTTAAGTTTTTTATATAGTTATACGAAGTTAATCAAAATAAGTTACCTACCTTGACGATTATATTTTTTTGGTTTTTGTTCTCTAGGCCCAAATTTTCTTTTAGCCTTTCCAGATTTTCTAGTTCCAAAGGATACTTTCTGTGAATTTGATTTAGTTGTTTTTGCCATGATTTATGTATTAAGGTAAAAATGCTGCTAATTGAGCACCTGTACTTTGAACAGTAGATGCATCTTTTAATCTCTTTCCTATGCTGTTAAGTGTAGTAATACTTGCTAGTGGTACATTCCACATATCTGCTGCAGTTAAAAATGCTGTTCCTGTAGTATTATCAACAGGCACCCCAAGACTTACTGCAGCTGGAGGTGGCACAGCACAAGTACCTGTGTAATCGTTATTTGGGCCATATATTATACCTGAACGTACATCTGATTTAGTAGCTTGTCCTGTACTTTGGGCTGATGTGTATAGAAATCTATTAGCATTATTAGTATCTTGAAATCTGATTGACATATTTGCTGATGGGGATATTCTGAGTCTGTTCACACTTAATGGAAATATACCCGCAGTACAAGTTATATTACCAGTTAAGTTTAATTCACCAGAGACAACACAATAGCCTCCATTTACCGTGGGGCCTATGATATTACCAGTGATGTTATGAACTGTAGTGACTGTATTACCAGCAATGATGCCGTTAACCGTGGTATTAGCCCCTCCAAAGTTAGTTACATTACCTGTTATGTTTAATATATTTTGATGTAAAATTACTCTCATATTGTTTGGGTCAGTACTATAACCATAAACATTACCAACTATGTTTATAATATTAGTAGATATAATACTTGATATTAATCTTCCTTGACCTGTGGTTGATAATGAATCCAAATAAACATCTCCCGTTATGTTTACAGTGTTGGTACCTCCAGCTATTGTAATAACACCATTAAGTACACTTCCACCGATATATTGAACAATATTACCTGTTATAGTGGTTGTTGTATTTGAACCCCCTATATTGACAACTTGGACACTGTTATTAGTAGACCTAACTATTCCAAACCCAGTGCATGTTATTGTTCTATTTACATTACTGTTGAATTGACCGTTTACACTATATCCATTAGCCAAGTTGGTGCTTTCTGTCATGTCTATATAGTCAATTACTACAGCCACACTAGTTTGCACTGCTGTCACATTAATTCTATAATACAAATAAGATGATGGGTTTGAAATAACAGGACTGAAATAGGTTGCAGCGGTGGGGTATAATGCGACTGTATGTAAAATCACATAGTTAACACCATCGTTGCTCCCTTCAAAATTCCAGCTTCTAGGCCTCGCACTCGGGTTATTGGTCTGATACCATGAATATCTTTGTATATTCTTTGGTGTGTTAAATTGATATCCTATTTGTCCACTGTTAGTTACTCCACTGGTCCATGTATTGGTTGAGAAATTTGGGGTTGGTTTCTTAAATACTACCCACGCTGTCGCATTATTTTGTACTGCAAATGCTTGACCCACACCCGCGGGTGTTGTATTATTTGTCATATTAGGAATAGGAGATAAAGGTACTCCTACTGGAGTTGTTCCTCCATTCAAACATCCTACATTAATGTTCTGATCTAGAGTTATATTAAACCCATTTGAGTAAACATCATCACCGGCTTCAGGTATAGTTAATCCTCCATCCCAAGTTAAAGGATCACTCCAGTTACCGTTTTGCCTTGCAAATCTAATAGCCATGATTAAAGACCTTTTGCGTTAATGTACTCTTGAATTGCCTCAGTAATTTTAGAAAATGCTACTAAAGCATCAGTATCTTGAGAAGTTACTACATCACCATATACAACAGGAACGTCATATTGTGATGGGTCTTCTGGCCTAATTACATTCCCATTTTCATCGTGGGTGTAATACTGTAACCTAATGGCTACAGTTTGCCCAATTTCTTCTTCTCTGAATAGAGGCATTGATGAAAGAGATGCTGCTACTTTATCATAGGTAACTCCATCAACAACAATAGGTTTGTTAGTATTCATAGTTTTAATGATTATTATTTAACAGTTCCAGAATCTTTTCTTTGACAGCTTTTTCAGCTCTTGGGTCTACATCAGCTTTTCTCCCTGGACATATCTCTCGGTGTGTAGTTATCCTGTCAATACCAAAGTTATAAAGTTTCATTTTAGCAACACACCATTCAGCTACGCTATTAATCTCATCTTCATTTAATAAACGCTTACTAGTATTACCAGTTACCGCTATACCCAACAAAAAGTTGTTACAATGCTGCTTACCTTTAAAAGAAGATACACCAGCATGCCATGCTCTTTTATTGTCAGGAACTAATATAGTTCTATTACCATCAGTATTTACTAAACAATGGTATGACACCTTGCTTTTTGGTGATAAAATCCAAGATTCTGAACCCACAAAATTACCTGCAGAATGGTGTAATACAATGCCAGTAGGTTCTAGCACTCTAGACTTATTAGGAGATTCTTTAAAAACTTCTGTGTAGTTCATAGTATTTAAGTGTAAGGTACAGTATATCTATTTGTCCAGGCAACATTTATTGCTGATAAGACAATCACATTACCATCATTTAACACCTCAATTCTTTTAATAGTCCATACATTACTTGATTCTGCAGAGCCTGTTGGTGCTGTACCACAATATGAATATGGCGCTACCCAATCACTTCTTCTTTCTTTACTACCACCGCCAGATACAGCTTTATAAGTACCATCATCGGCAAGATAATTAGTTCCAGGCCCTGAGCTTATAAGTGTATCTAATAAAGGTTTATTAGGGTGAGTATGTGCTTCTGTAGTAACAGTAAGCATAGAGGTTCTGAGAAACCTTTTAATGGTCTCCTCAACATATACTTGTATTTCTCTAGATACTTGCATTATTTAATGCCCTTTGTAGATAGGAGATTAATAACAGACTTAAATATAGAGTAACCAAAAAGCCTCTCCCAATGTTCATCTAAAGATTTAACTTCAGCAGTAGCTATAAGTGCTGATACTAATTGTACAGCAGGAACATGTGGACTAAAAGTATTTTCAATAAAGTAAGCTCCTTTGATAGCCATAGGATAAATACAGAACTTAATTACAGTTCTCCAAAGTTTTCTACTTTCAATATTAGCTACTCCTCCAGGCTGTCTGACTGCAATTATAATAGCTACTATCATATCAAGGACTACAATAAATCCTATTGCAGTAATGTACTTATCAACTGGTGCAAAAAATGCAACAGTGTAAGCTATAATACCTATAAAAGTAGAATGCACCCAGTCAATAATAGGTCTAGTCCATGTATATAGAAAATGATTCATTTTAGTAAATTTTAGATAAGGTGAATATTTCTGAGTATAATACTTTGGCAGGATTCAATATAGACCACTGACCAGTTATGTCTAAGGTATTTGAAATAGTAGTACTAAATGTAGTATTGTTTGTAGTGCTAAATGTAACACCTTCAAAGTTTGAAGCAGAATCTCTTAAATAAAGAAAATCACCATGAGTAATAATAGAAGCTACACCAGCAGCACCAATTTGTCTAATAGTAAAAGATACTTCTAACTCCCAGTTTTTATTAGTAATCTGAGGTAAAGTTATAGCACCAGTTGTAGCTAAAATAATAGAGCCAGACTTAATTCTAATTGTTAAAGGAGAATTATTAGGACAACTGATTTTACCTCCCATTATTAGTGAAAAAGAATCTCCTACTGCAAAACTATTTGCAGGAACTACTAAACTTCCTACACCACCATCAATTAAAGTAGTTTCTAAGATAGTATTATTATTAGGACTATCTCCAGTTTGAGAAAAAAGTCCTCCTACAGAGCTACCACTTCCTGATGCTCCAGTGTTTTTAAATACTTGTTGATTAGATATATTTATATACTTTGACACAAGTTTATTATTAATAAATTATAGTTCATGTAGGTTTGGTTGAGTTACATCAAATTCGGTAGGCTCGCCAAGGACAGGCAGAAGACTATCATTGAATAGTATAAACCAAAAAACAGGCTCATCTAACATTGCAGAATAATAATCCACCCAATATTGGGTTGTATCTTCAGGAGAAACAGGGATGCCATAATAGTCAGAGCAATCTTTTCTTGCCTTTTGAGCATCAGCCTCAGTTAAGTATTTATAGCCTAATGTGGTCATATTGTAATTGAATAGTGAGAACTCATGTTTGATTCGATTCCTGACTTAAATCCGCTTTCTTGGCTGGTTGGATATACGATACACTCTGACATTTTACCTATAAACCATCTTCCAAGAAAAGTAACATCGCTTATGCCAAACTTTTTAGTAATCGCTGATAACCCAAAAGATGACAAAATATGTGGGTTTAAAAAGTTGTTTGCTGTTATATGTAGGTTGCCGTTAAAGTACATATTACTTAAATTTGTGAAATCAAAGGCATCTGTTGGTGCTGTACTCGGTGTTCTCCAATAATTCGGGCTATAAGAGCGAATCCAAGGGCCAAAACCTGATACACTATCAAAGGAAACAAGCGATTGAAGCGAACTATAACTATTTACCTGAGCAACAGTAAAAATGCTTTGGGCAGTTACATTTTGTAAAGGTGTACCTGTAAACGTAGCTGAAATGTAATTTATTGTAGGCTTTGAATTTACTGTTTCTAGGTTTCCTGACAATACAATTCTTGGTTGAGCTCCTAATGACAATTGTATATTATCTTTTAGATTCCCACTTTGATCATACCATCTTGATATAAAACCATTACCTCCTCCACAAAAGGTTAATAGAGTACTAGTATCTAAAACCCCTGCTGTAAAATTAATATCTTGTTCTGCATTATCGCTTGACCTTCTTACCCTAATTGCAGAACCAGCATAAGTGCTGCTTAGTAATCTAAGGGAATAAGCTACTGATGCACCGGGGTAGGTGTCAAGAAATAATTGTACTGGGGGAACTCCCTCGCTAATAAGCCCAAACTTAAACCGCCTCATTAGACCGCTGGTGTTATAACGTAACCTACACTTGTGCCACCCATCCACCAAAACAAAATAATATTTACTTTGGTAAGGTCATAGCTTGCTGTTCCGAATTTAACTGCTGTGCCACCCGTTACCGTAATTGTTGGGGCAACCGTGTCATCGTGATAAAGCGTTTGGTCAATCCCTCGCACAGCATTTGTCAAACTAACGGTTATGTTGCCAGTTTGTGCAGTTGCATAGCTGCCGTATTCTTGTGGTGTTACAAGTGCAATAGATACACCTGTAGTTGTTGCAGTTATGTTTTGTTTGCCATCAAGCCCTGCATCAACATAAGCTTTAGAAGCAGCATTTGGATCACTTGTATTTTTAAATACACTTTGTCTAGTTGTATTAATATACTTTGACATGGCCTTACTGTAAATAGGTGATAAACAAAGTTGTAGTAGCTGCTAGCTCTTGTATTACTCTAAACTTTTGTAGGTTAGAAAATTCAGTGATAATGAATTCATCATTATCTTTTCTAGCAATACCTACACCAGCAGAAGGAGTAGACCCATCATAGGTGTATCTTAAAGCTTTACTTGCAGCAGTAGAGTCTACATAGATATGTACTGCTCTAGCATTAGCTCTAGGACCACTTAAATCAAGTAGTTGCACTGTTCCACTTACTGTAATAGTAGCAGAACCAAAAGCTTTATAATCATTTACTATGGTTTCTTTAGCTTTAAAAAGATTACCATTTAAGAATCCTTGTGTCATTTTATTTATTTTTTAACAATTACAATCTTCTGTTAACTCCATAGCATGATGAACAATACTGCAGATTTCTTCTTCTGTTAAACAGTTTATATCATCTAAAGTTTGACCTTCTTCTAATGTAGTATTATAGCAGTATAAAGATTTAATATACTCTCTAACTACTAACATTCTATTTTCAAGTTCAGGACATTTTCTTCCCAACTTGTACTTATTAGTTAGCTGTTGAGCTAAATCTGAGTACTTACATTGTATATACTGGATATACTTTATTCTACATTCTTCGGTCATGATTTTCTTAAGATATATTCTACAGTGAAAAAAGTAGGAAGTATATATCCTAAATTCTGAGAACCTAGAAATATATAAAAAGGAGAATTTAATACTGTAGGGGCTGTTACTAGTTGGTTAATTCTGCGAATAACATAACTACTTTCAGCAGGAACTAAAAATAATCCTTGGCCTATTTCTGATACAATATTAGAAAATTTTGCAGTACCTGTTACATTAAATCTTTGAGTAGTATATCTGTCAAAATAAAACTCAATATAAAAATACTTACTATTAGGAATAGTACCACTAAATTCAGCTAATGCTGTAGCACCAACCATAGATGCAGTACTATTAATATATACTCCTAATACCCCAGAAGCAGGAGCAACTTCACTTGTTAGTGCAAAAACTGCTCTTATCTTTAGTCTATCATCTGTTTTAGTTAATTCTGTGCTAGGAGTAATAAGAATTTCTGGAGTATACCTTCTAACAGCACCTTCTGCAGGACCAGCAACAAAAACAATTTCTGTATCAATAACATTACCTGCATTTAAACCATTAGTACCATTGTTTCCAGGAGGCCCTTGTGGGCCTACTAAACTAGGTATAGTTATAGTAGAGCAGTCATTACAATCACAATTAGAAATACTAGAAGAGCAGTTGCACATAATATATTATTTTAGCAGCAGCATTTTTGGATGCTACAAATTTTATTTACTTGAGTTAATAAGTCAGTAGCTTGGGCATCTTTACCACAAGCAAATGCTGATTTAGCAGCATAGAGAAGAGCTTCAGCTTTTTTATAATAGTCCCAAAAGTTTTCCCAATTGCAACCACAAAGTTCTTCTTTAAACTTAGCTTTCATTTTTTCTACACAGCAATCAGCTTTACAAGTAGAAAAAGATTTAACTGTAATAGTGTACTCAGTATCAGTATTATCATCTATTACAGTATAGGTTAAAGTATAGATGCCATCATTAAGAGTGATGTTATCTACAAGCTTTAACAAAAAGGTGCCATTTACAATAGTTGCTCCCTGCACTACAGCAGTAACATTATATGTAATAGCAGAACCCCCAGGAGGGGTTAAAACAACAGAAGCTGAATCTACATTAGCTAGTGTTAAATTAGGTGCACCCCATCCAGTAGGATTAGTGGTTACATTATATACTCCAGTAGCATCAGATATCTGAAGCTTACTGCATTTCTCTTTAAAGCAAAGAGATAGCTTTAATTCTAGTGCCATATGTAATCATATTACGGATTATTGAAAAAATAGTTCCATAAACTACTAAAAAAGGGTAGCCCAAAAATAGGCTACCCCCTTTAGTAGCATTGCTATGATTACAGGTTACCTACTTGGGCAGTTAGGTTAGTAAAGTTGGTTACATAAGCATCCAATACATCTACACAACCAGTACCAAGACCAGCAGTATAAGAAGTATCAAAAGTGTTAGCAACATTATTATCCAAAGCACAAGCTAAGCAAAGTTGTGCTCTGAAATCAGTATTAGTCAAAGCTCTGTTAGCCTTACGCAATACCAAATCCAAAGTGGAGTGGTTTTGAGCAGCAATCAAGTCTGTCAATACAGTAGTAGGAGGGAACTCAGTATACACAAAGATCTGTCCTTGGTTTCTCCAAGAAGCAGCTTCCAAAGTACGCATTTGCTCATAAGTACCATGTCCAATGAAAGCACCTACTTGATAGCTCAAGTTAGTAGTACCTCCACCAGAAATACCAATTTGGAAAGTTACCAATCCATAAGGGCGAGAATCTAGGATGAAAGGCTGGTTAATACCAGTTACTTTAATACCAAAGTTAGCAGCAGTAGCATTAGCAGCAGTAATACCTTCCCAAGCAGCAGCAAGCAAAGTACCACTAGTTTGAAGAGGAGTAGATACAGTAAAGCTAGTGTTTACTGCAATAGCAGTAATTTTATAAACAGCATCGTTAACACCTAGACCAAGTCTTATGTAATCACCTACTGCAAAACCAGCAGTGTTAGCACAAGTAACAATAGGAGAACCTTGAGTCGAAGTAATGTTAGCACCTACACCAGGAGTAATTACAAGTGCATTTTGACCATTAATTAGCTCAGCTAAAATAGGCCTGCGAGTCCAGTAAGAAAGTTGTCTTACCAAGTTTCTGTAAAGACCATTAGCTACTTCTTCTTGAGTGGCAGAACCATCAGAAAGATAATCTACAATGATGGGGTTCATCAAAGCAGAAGCTTCTTGAGATACTAGCTCATAGAAAGAAACTACAAGGCTGTAATAGTTGTTATTGATAGCTTGGAAAGAGCCAACACCAGTAACACCATTAAAACCATAGTAAGATACTTGCTGAACTTTAGAAGCAAAGGGAGTACCAGTATAGGCAGAAATGTCATTAAAATTGAAAAGCTGTGATTCCCACAAGTTTTCAGTAGTTCCACGGCCCATAACTACTTTAATAGCAGGGGCAGTAAGAACAGTAGCAGTACTCAAAATTACATTACTAGGGTCAGTAATAACAATTTCTCCTACAGCTAGAATACCAGGGGAAACTACAGTTCCTGCAGTAGCACCAGCACTTCTGGCTACATCAGCTCCTGCGAACAACTTAAAGTTGTCTAAAATTTGCGGTTGTGCAATCATGATTTCTAAATTTAAAGTTTATAGTTTATTAGATTTTAACAATATTGAAAAGTACGGTTACTTGTAGAGTACCATCAAAAGCAGAAATAGTGGCACCATCAGCACCAATATCAATACCTTTACCAGCATATACATCTGAGGATGCAGATACATTTCTAGCAAGAGCAGCAGTGTAAGTAGCAGCAGTTGATCCTGTAGCTAAAACAAGGTTAGATCTAGTAGCAGAACTTACGGCATCTAAACCAATAAGTACATCTGTATCTCCTGTGTAAAAAAGGCCAATAGGATCAGCACTACATGAGCCAACAGCAGTGCCAGATTTTTTAACTACAATAAGGTTTTGAGGAATCAAAGCATAACCAGCTTGAGGAGCAGGTACTACATTGATAGGAGTGGTAGCTAAAGCATTTACTTGAGCAGCAGTCAAGGTAATAGTTCTTGCGAAAGTTTTCATTGCGTTTTAAGTTTTAAAAGTTTATATGTTATACGAATTATTTTAAAAAAAGTTACTCAATTTGTTGAGCATCTAGTTGTAAAGATTGAGAAGGCTGTGTCAATGACTCTTTCATCATCTTAACAGCTATGTCCACAATAGGTCTGTGAGTAGATTCATCTAACTCGCAATTCTGCATATTTACAGGGGTTACAAAGTTTGCTAAGTCTACTTTAACAGGTTTTGGAAGTCTTAAATATCGTAAATCGTAATCTACGATATTAAAGTTTCCATCTGTAATTAATTCATGTCTTTTGCCTGTTTGACCAGAAATAAATGAATACCCATTAGAAGATGTCGTAGTTTGAGAATTATATCCAGTGTTGGTTCTAGTAAATGCTAACCTCCATACTAAACCTTCAGTTTGATTAAAATAAGGTTTTTTGAATGGATTATTTCTGCTTCTGGTAAACTCATTATGAGATATAACATACACAGGTAAATCAGCAGGTTCACCAGTTTCACAATCATCTTGGTCAATAATACACCTCTCCAAAATAGTATACATAAAATCTAATGGTAACGTAGCAAATACTCCATTAGGTAAGTTATCTGTGGTGTTAGTAAAACTTGAAACAGTAGCAGAGGTTATCAATGGTGATAACCCCTGCATTCTGATTTCTGTTTCTTCTAACCCTTCCCTCTTCAAATTTAAGATAGCAGTAATTCTAGTATGCACAAAATAATTCTGGGCATTAGTCAATATAATATTAGCTTCACCTTCCTGTATACCAGGGGCTCCAGCAGAGTTAAGTTTTTCATACTCAACTAAGACTAATTGCCACATTTCATTTGCGGTCATAGATTAGAATTTTCTACTTGAAATTCTAGTTTCTTGCGGAATTCTAGTTTTTCAGGGTTATTAATAAGTGAAATAACATCACCTAGTACTCCCAAAGGTTCATCACCCATAGTAAAATACTTGGTGCTGATTTTCTTAAGTATTCCTGCTCTTACTGCTTTGAAAATAAGAATCTTATCTTCACGATATTCATCATTAACAATAGATAGGAATAACTTAGGATTGGTTTCCATTACTTCATACACAAGATTAAATAAGAAATCTGTAGATGCAGTTTTAGAGATAATGTTGTTAGGGTCTTTGATAATCATAAACTCCATAAGGATTTCACGATGGTCTTTGATTCTATTAAACTCTTCAGTTGCTTTTAATTTAAGATTAATCTCTTCTTTTTTCAAGTCTACAGAAATTCTTTCATCTACTAAAGCAAACCAATAAGTGGGTTTAGCATTTCTAAGTTCCCATGAAGGAGCAACATATCTATCATTGGTTTTCAAAACCCTCCAAGTGATATTGTCCCAAGCATTGCTTAAATCTAATGTTAAACCTTCTTTTGGAAGCTTTACAGAATAAGGTAATTTACCTCTGTTGTTTGGGCCTTCAGATATCCATCCAGACCAAAAGTTTTTAGTATCTTTAGAAAAAGATAAATCATATCCAGTGATTTTACTGAAGAACTCTAGTTCTGTCATAGGTTCATCTGGAAACTGAGGACTAATTACATTTTCGATATTATCAAAAATAGGTAAAAACTCTCCAGTAGTTCTATCTCTTTTTAATTCTAGAGATCTTCCCATTCCTTCATGAATAAATCCTTCTGGCAATTGTTCTATTTGTTGGTTAGTAAAAGTTCTAGTTTCAATAGGAACTACTCTAACAATTTTTTTAGCCAAGAAATCCTGTGAGGAATACTTGGGTTTAGATTCAATTGATGCCAAAGTGATTACTTCTTCTTGGGGCATTACTTGTGTTTGTTTTCTTAGTTGTTTACTCATAGCAATATTTTTAAGTGATAATGCAAAAGTGGGGTTTTATCCCCACTTTTACAAATATCCACAACTATTAGATGTTATATGGCATCCACAAGATTTTGGTAGGGTCTTCTACAACACAACCAGTCCATTCCATACCATGTACTTCATAAGCATCAACAGGGCTGCTAGTCATTGCTGAGCCAGTGTTTACTTTATTAGTATATGGAGAGAATGGGTCACGCATACCAGCAATATACTTGTATACTCCATTTTCAAGACCTTTAACAGTCAAACGATGGATACCTGGGTCACCCAAGAACTCACCATTAGCCATTTTGTGTCCACCACGGATTAACATATGGCGAGAAGCATTAAGACCATATCCAGAAGGATGCTTCTCTTTGTAACGCTCTACGTCATCAAAGAAAGGTCTGTGCTTAACCATGATGTTTACACCATTGTAAGACTTAAACTGAGTGAATACACCTTGGTAAGTCAAACCTTGGCTTCCCATATCACCATTCTTTTGTACCCTTTCAGTTACAAAGTTAGGAGTGTATTGGGTAGAACGGCTTTCAATCCACTGAGAGATATCTTTCTTACCATAAGCACCAGTTTCAATTACTACATAATACTCATCTTGCATTTTGTAAGCAAGACCCATTTCAATGGTCATGTCTACAATTTTGTCAAGGTTTAGAGTAGAGTAGGGGTGAATATTGGTGTTAGCAATTTGCTTGAACATACCAGCAAAAGTCTGGATAGTACAACCATTGCGGTCATCAATACCATAATAGATTTCATTTTGTGTGTAGTTCTTGTGAGAAAACAAGAATGCACGAGCTTGTTGCTTCTTAAATTGGTAAAGAGCTACCATATCATAGAAGTTAACAAAAGCTCCAGTATAAGGCTTAGTAGACTTAGGGTCTGTAGGGTCAGGGAAACCAAAAGCTAGAGGTACGTTTTTACCTTCAGCGATGATGTTACCATCTACTTTGTAGTTCATACGTTGTAGGGCAGCACGAGCTTTCAATTCTACAAAAGTAGTAAAGTGAGCTTGAGTACCACTCATAGAACGCTCTCCAGATTGGAAGTTAGTTTCTTTAGACCAACGAGTACCAATACCAAGTTCAGTGGCAGGCATTGAACGGTTTAATGGGTCATCAGTAATAAGAGAAACTTCATATTTCCAACGATTAGGAGCTTGTTCTTCAACACTCTTAACTTGAACGTAGTAATCATCAGGATTGTGTCCTACAATAACGTCATTCAAATCAAAGAATCTTTCTCCAAAAATCATATACCAACGAGCTTGGTTAAGACCTACAGCAGCAGGCTTAGCACCAAGAGAGTCAGACCAATCAAGAAGCTGTACAGTTTTGTTGTTGTTGCCAGCTACTCTCCAATGGTAAAACTTGTTCTCAGTGTCAAGAACTCTAGTTGGGAACTCATTCATAAAGTTCACATAATCATCAGAAGGTAGAGTTTGGAAAATTCTACGATACATGTCAGAAGCCAATTGAGGCTCAATCATGCCTAGTTCTCCCAAGTGGGGAACTTTGAGGGGGCCATTAAAAGTTTTAGGGCCGTACCTCGCAATTAAGGGAAATAACTCAGTCATTTGTTTTAGGGTTTAGTTATTAAATTAAAGATTATTTAGGTGCTAGTTTTTTGGCTAATTCAGCCCAGCGTTTTTTATGGTCTTCTTTTTCTACATCCATTTCAACTCCACTATCTGAAGAATAGCCAGAAGTTCTTCTCCTTACATTATCAGATTCTACAGCTCTATGAAGCTCGTTAATAGCTTCAGTTTTGCCTAGAGATTTGATAGCAGTAAAATCAGGAACAAAATCCCTTTTTCTGGCATCATATTTAAATAGTCCCATTGTATGATATAGCCTAAGCAGAGCATCAAATTTATTAGGGTCAACATCTCTTGTTGCCAAGATAGGATTGACTTTTTTACCATCTTGAGTTTCAACTATTGAGTATTCTCTCATCCAGTTGTCCTTCATTTTTTTGTTTAGCTTAATTCCAGCAATTTCATCAGTACCTTCCAAATAGTTTTTAAGGTCATCAGCTTGTCTTTTCTGGAATTCTCTCCTTTTGTACTCATTCTGAGCTAATTCAGCTTGAGCTTCTCTTTCAGCATTTGCTAAAAGTTCTTTAAATTCAGGAAGACTTTCTAGAGCATCATCTGTTAATGTCCCTAAGTCTTCTTTTTTCTGTACTTCTTTTTGTATTTTTTCTTCAGAAAAACTAGTAGTATAACGAAGATACTCAGCATATAATTGTTTAGCTTTATCAGGGTTTTCTATTAATACATCTTCATTAATACCTTGTGCTAATTTATATCCTTTAACAATTTGAGCAGCTGAATCCTCAGAAACACCATTCTCTACCATATCAACAAACTTTTGTTGAAGTGGAGTTAGGTTTCTTTCAATATAGTCTGAAGCCATAGCTTCAGCATTTTTTGTTGCATACTCATCTAAGTAATCTAAAAAAGACTCAGGAGAATCTTCAAACTCTTCTTCATTAAATCCTTCAAAAGCTCCAGTCTTTTCATGTAGAGCTTTAATGATGGCAGCATATTTTTTAGATGATGATTGAGAGGATGAATTTGGTTTGCTTGAGGAGGTATTAGATTCACCACTTTTTGTCTTGGAAGACTCTCCATCATCATCTGTATCTGACATATCTGTAATAGGCATTAAATCTCCTGTGTTAGGAGTTGCCTTACTGGAATTATCTACTCCAGATTCATCTTCATCTGAAGACATAGAAGAACCAATAGAAGTAGTTTCTACTTCTGATAAGCTCATTAGAGGCTGCTCCTCTACTTTTAACGAATTAAATAAATCTAATGCCATATTGATAGTTGTTAGTTAATACATACAAATTTAGATATAAGTTGCAATAATCCCATATAAAATTTTACCATAGGCACAGGGTATATAGCATTTATATATAGATTATATAGACTTATGAAAGGTTCTTTAGTTTATAAAGGGTTGACTGAATTAAAGTCTTTACCTCATCTATTTGATTTAACAGGGCTGAATCAGTAAAAATCTTTTTATTTTCATCAATGAACTTATGTAGTTGTTCTAGATGTTTAATAGGATTTTCGTTTGAAGATGCTGGTATTTCAAGTTTTACAATTCCATAAAGTCCTTGATATGCTTCTACAAATCCATCAATAAAATCCAATAGACCATCATAGTAAGAGTTTAATGCCATGTGCTCTGCATAGCTCTTAGTAGATAAATGAGCTAAATGGGTTATATCCCTTGATTGAAATAATTTAGCAATAAATGCTTCTGGTGCACTTTTTGATAATTTAAGTCCTGCTAGTTCTTTTATAATATCATCCATAATTTTTGTTTTTATTTTTTAATTTTTTCTCCTGATACAGGATTACGAAGTTTCATTCTTTCTACTTCTTTAGCTGTCTCGGATTTTAGTCTTTCAATTTCTCTTTGGTTCTGAATCTTTTCTCTTTCTAGAGCTATCTTTTGCTGCTCAATGTTAAACTTAGAAGAAATCTCTAACTCTTTATCCATTCTCTTAGCATCAGCTTCTCTATCTTTCTGATATACTTTTTCTAATTCAATAGGGTCAGGAATTTGATTATTATTCAAATCTATTTCTTCCCTTCTAGCATAAGTCTGTATGGTAGCTATTTGCAATCTAGTTTGTGCATCTAAGTCATACCTATACTTATCAAGTTCAAGCTTCTTCATCTCTAGCTCCATATTTTGCTGAGCTTCTTGAGCTTTCTGTTGAATTTCTTGTTGCTTGATTTTATTAGCTTCTTGCTGTTGCTGTTCTTGTCTAGCTTGCTGTTCTTCTCTTCTTTTCTTTAAGATTCTAGCTGCATCTTGAACACTTTCAGTTTTAAATACACTAATAAGGTCACCCATATCAGCAGTACCAGCTGCTACAGCTTGGTTAAAGTTTTGCTCAATCATTTGTAGTAGCATAGCATCATCTGAAGACCTAGATACCATAAGGTCAAAGTCTGCTAATAAGATTCCATTAATCTCATCATCAGTCATAATTTCCTTAGTAAAGTCATCCATTAAGTAAGAAAGTTTTTTAGGATTCTTTCTTAAAACATGAATGCCAATATCTAGAATTCTTTTTAGACATCTTTCTTTGAAAAATTCATTTTTAGCAAACCACCTCTCAGTGCTTAAAGAAGATTGAGTAACAGCTCTTTCAACATTACCTACTAGTTCTGAATTTGAAATAGCCCCTTGCCTTTGTTGAGTAACTCCAGATACTATATCCATAGTCCTAATGATATCTTGCAATACATTATTAAGTACACTAATAGGCCCACTTTGATTTGAAGATAACCTGTTAGGAGTAATAGTATTATATGTACCTGCAGCTTGTAAACCTTTAGGAGTCATTACTTCTGCAGTAGGGTCCATAGGCATAAATGCAGTAGAGGTTACATAATTCAAAAACTCATGTAAAGTCATGTTATCAGGAATCATGCTAGTAGGAAACTGCACAATGTCTGGTAGCATTAAGTTTATTAAAACCTGTCTTTTATAATCAAAAATATTATACAAGTAATCATAAGGCTTGATAATATCCATTAAAGACTGTGCTCTAGAAGAATTGGTATTATAGAACTGTAAAACCACAGGAGGCTCTTGCTTAGAAATATTATCTAAAGAGTTGCCTAAATATGGAATAGGCTCAGCTTTAATATAAATATTAGCACCAATTTTATAACCTCTCCACCACTCATTAATCCACTCTTCTCTTTCTAGTGTTTCTCCATTAAGCTCATCAATAACATATTTTTGATGCTCATATTTAAGTAGTTCTACACCATTTTCATCTAGAGATTTAACAAGCTTTATTTTTCTTTTAGACCTCCAAATACAATGTAGTAATCGTATATTACCTCTAGCATCAAAGTAACTAGAAAACATAGGTAAGTCTAAATCACCCAAAGGCATAATTTCCTGCACTCTTGCAGTAGCAGAATCTGAAGGAATAGCTAATTCTCCTATATGGCCATACATAGGGTAGTTAAAATAAGGAGTAGGGCCTGAATTATATCCTCTGTAATCTTCTAATTCTTTAAGCTGGTCTTTAGTTAAGTAGTCATGAAATAAATCTACCAAAGAAGATATAGTATGATATGTAACTTCTACTAATGCTTCTAAACCAGATTCATTTGTAGCATGCCCATTCATAATTGTAAAAATCCTAGTAGGGTCTCCTTTTCTAATAGCTAGTTCTCCACCCATTTCTTCAATAAAACAATATTGCTCTGCAGCAATAAGTGCATCTTCAAAAGCAGGGTCAAATACTAAGTCTTTAACATAGTAATACTTGTAAAGATACTTGAGCAATTTATTAGCTCCCCTTTCAGCTATATCAAAAAATGAAGAGTTTGTGTATTCATCTAATTGCTTTAACTTCCTTTCAGCTTGGGCTTCATCAAAATTAGAGTTCTGAATTTGCTCTGCAAAAAACTTTTGGTACTCTTGCAGTTTAGATTCTTCTACTTCTCTAATACCTTGTTGGTCAGAAGAACTTCTAATAACTCTAAAGTCAAACTTTCTTTTCATGTGCTCCCCTACCAGTAGGTCAATCTTAGAGTTACCAACTCCTTTATGTTCCATTCTTCCAGGAAAAGTACCTAAACCTAATCCATAAGGGTCAACTACTTTCTCAACATCATTCATGTTAAGAATACCTCTCTTTAGATTATAGTTAGTTACTTTATTGTAGTAAGAATTTTTAATCTGTCTATTCTCAAAAAGCACTAAAGCTTCAAAAGAATCTATTGTGTCTTGTTGCCATTTTTTAGTCTTTTTAACTGAATCAGTTACTAGTTGACTAGGTGCAGTAAACATTCTATTGTACATACTATTCTTCTTGTATATTATTAAAGTGCTTCATCCATATATCTTGATTATCTCTTTTTTGTTTATACTTATCAAAATAAGAAGCGGTTTTTTTCTTTTGTGGTGATTGTTCTATTGATATACGATTAAACTCTTGTAAAGTTACATCATACCACATAACCATAAGCATAGCTGATACACGGTCAAAGTTAGCTCTAGGGTTAGGGTTCCATGCTATAAGTTCTTTTAGTAGACCAATAGATCTTATTTTTGTTAGGTTTTTTTCTTCGCTTTCTTCAGATATATTTTCATCTATCCAAGATTTTAGATATTCCATACCTCTTTCTTTTACTCCTTTACTCATAATAATTCCTTTGGAAGTATTAGTATTAGGTCTCCAAGTATTTCTATCTCTAAGATTGTAAGGAGTATCTGCTAAAAAGTGCAAAGCTTTTTTCTTTTCAAAATATGTGTACATACCAGTAATGTTTGCTTCATACATAGCAGTAGCTTGATAATAAATAATTAGTTTTCTACATGTTTCATAAAACTGGTCAGTAGTTTCTGGCCTACCAGTGTACTCAGCAACTATTCTTCTAGTAAGTCTATCAAACATAAATATAGAACCTACTGAATCTGTACTAGAATTATCATATCTATAAGGGTCAATACCAGCAATATACCTAGCTATATTATCTCCATTTTCTGACAGTCTAGGTGTTTCATATATCTCAATTAAACCATGTTCTGGTTTTTGTACAGGATATTCTCTAAATGGAGTTCCACCTTGTACATCTTTCCATTTAAGTTCACCTTCTTCAAACTGCAATATACCTATACTGTGTTTATCTAATTCAATGGAATCATCCATCTTAGATAAAACTCCTTTTAAATCTACAATAGGAAAGAAAAAAGAATGACTTTGTAAAAACGCTTCTTTAGGTGATAATGGAAACTGTGTAACAGAGTCAATTTTAGCTTGTTGGTCTGCACCTTGTTCAGCTCTTTTTCTTAAGTCCATAATAGACTGCCTAGCAACCTCTTCAAGAGAATTACCATAGTCATCTATCATAGGCTTATCCTTCCATTCAGGATGTTCTTTATAAGCATCTTTATAGGTACCAAATCTCATTCTAGTGGCTGGTATAAAAAAGCCACATTTTGAACCTATAGAATCTTCATCCCATATATTATCAAAGGCTAAGAAATTATATTTCTCAGGATGAAAAAACATTTCAGCAAATTCCTGTGTACCCCCTTCCATATCACCACCAGTTCCTTGAATAATAGGTACACCAATAAGGTCATCACCATCTTTCCAACAAGGTTCAGAAATATTATATGACTGAAGAAGGCCTGGCCATTTACCTGCTTCTTCAAATAAGAAAAGGTTACTAGATTTACCAATAGCAGCAAAAGGGTTATCCTTAAAAGTAAAAGAATGTATCTCAGACATATACCCTGACCAAGCTGATACTCCATCTACTGTCTTTTTATACCTAGCTTTTACAAAGTCCTTAGTATTAGGATTTCTTTCTTTACCCCATTCTGTATAAAGGTCTAAAAAGTTAAGGTCATCTAATGACATCCTCATAGTGTTCTCAGAAAGTTCTGACTGAAAAGCACCTATAATACATTTAGCATCTCTAAAAAAGCTAAACTCGTGTGCAATAATAGCTGCTGACTTATAAGAAAAACCAATCCTTCGTGGTTTTACTAGCACTATACCTTTTTGCTGTTTTCTAGCTTTTTCAATAAAAGTAAAATACTCTAAATCAACATCTGTAAAAACAGGAAACCCTTTATTTTTTCTACCAGTCTTAGTATTCTTAAGCTCAATTTGTGTGTAGTTCAAGTAGAAATAATAAGCCCCTGGAATATATAGTTCTCCATGGGTAACTCCTTCTTTACACTTTCTAGTCTCTTCTTCCCAAAACTCATCAAACTGATAAGTACCTATAGGGTATTGAGTATACACCCCATGGTCTTGAAAAGTATGTGATACTTCTTGAAAATACTTTGGTGGAATACTAATCCTCATACTTTCTAGTTCTTTTCTCTCCAGACCTTTTAGTAGCATCTGTAGATTTTTCTTTATTTACAGCATCTTCTAAAGTGGACAATTGAGATACAAGTTTTGATGTACTTTCAATAGCCTTAAGTACTGGGCCTAAAGAATCTTCTGTAATATCAGTGTTCTTTAAGAAGTTAGCTACATCATCAATTTTACCTTTAACACTACTAAGTAACCTTTGTGTAGGAGTTTCTGACATTAGTATGTACTTATCCATAGCAACCTTTAGTGCTGGAGTTTCTTTTACTTCTCCTTTAAAAATATCATTACCTACAAACTCTTTCCTTTTATGTACTGGGAAATTACTATAAGGACTACCAGAGTCTATTATAAAATATATATAAGCAAACTGTTTAAATACTAAGTCTTTGGTTTTGCTTTTATCTGCTTCCCATAGTTCTTTAAACTCTGGTATCAATAATAGCTCAGTATCAAAAACTACTTTATTGTTAGCAAGATTAAATATCTTCATTTGCTTCTTTGTTTTCGATGTTTCTTTTAATATTCTTGACTATATCTAGTCTAGGATATATTATACCTAAGTCCTTAATATAAATTGATTTATATGAGTCAGGATTTAAAGGGTTACCTTCTTTCATTATCTTAGCTACAAATCTAGGTATAGAGTTAAATATCTCTAAAGCTTGTGCCTTAGAAATACCCAGCTCTTTAGCTTTTAGGGTTATTATTTTTTCTAGAGTTCCATCCATGTTTCTGTAGGATTATCCCCCTCATTAAAATACTTATCAAATGAATCTCTAAAATCCAAAGGCTCATTAGGCACCTCATCTAAATCATCATACTCATCTAATTGAATATCTACTGCAGCATTTACTTGTATCTCTACTGGAATTTGCTCTGTAGGTATTTCTAGCTCTTCAACTTTTACTTCTACTTTAGGAGTTTGTACTTCCATAAAACAAGTAAAGGTTACCTCTATAGAACTTTCTGGATAAACCAAAAATCTTTCTGGTACACTATTACCAACAATAAATCCTTTATTTCTAAGCTTGTTAAGATAAGTTTCTAGCTTATGAGTAACTATATTAAACTCCTGTTTAATCTTGTTCTTTATAGTAGTAGAGAATAGTAAATCCATTCTAACCTCATGTTCTGTAATAGACTTGTACTTATCATTGTAATACAATAAATAAGAAAATATCTCTAGTTCAGAATCAGTGAGCTGATTAACTCCTAGTGTCCAATTAATAGCCCCTAGCCATACTTGAAATACTTGAACTTTTTCTTTAACAGGTATGTTAAACTTTTTAATCATAGCTTTTCTTTTTTAATACCAAATGTAGCATTGGCATATATCTTTATTTGGTCAGTTAAATAGTGCCTTACTATTCCAGTATCACAATGCACTACACACCAAACATCATTCTCAAAAGTACCAGAATCCCTAACATAGATAGCATAGCCATCTTTGTTATCCTCTACTACTACAGGAATGGGATTATGGAATTCATGAACCATGATTCTTTTCCTCCTTTAACTGTTGCTTTCTTAATTCATGCTTTGTGCATATTTCTGTTTCAATGTAGTTACACCCCTTTAAACAGTAAGTGCCATTAATAACACAAATATTATTAACATTAAACCTTTCGTCTATTACTACCTCATCAGGTTTTCCTTTCATATTAGTATATGTCTTTCCCATATTAGTATTCTTTAGTATCAGTAGCTACCCAAGTGGCAGGTAAGCTTTTGTTGTTTTCTTCATTCAATTTTAAATACCTAAGCTCTTGTTTAAGTATTTCTAACTTAAGCTCATATTCTGTAATAATTTGCTCTAGTGTTTCAATCTTTTGTTTATTATTTACCATAAAATCCTTTTACCACAAAGTTAGATTTTTCTTTTAATTTTTTTAGTTCTAAAAAGCTGTGCTTGACTACCATATTACCTAAAGTCCTATGATGAATCAAGCACCTCTCTTTATATAATTTTCCATTATTATTGTAATGTTCTTTGAAGGCTAATATATCCTCTATCTCTAGTTGCATCTTTGTTATAAATCCTAGCTTTACTGGTATTTGCTTAATATCTACAGGAATTCCTTCCTTATTATAAATAGGTTCTTCCTTATATAAAAACTCTATGCATTTTATTTCCATTAAAACTCATCTTTATTTTTTTGAACACCGATATGCAAAGTAACAAGATGTACACCAGTTAAGTTTGAGCTTTGCAAAGTTACTTCATACCATATACTACTATAATCATTAGTATACTTAGTAAGTTTTTCTTGCATTACTCTATAGTAGTTTAAAGCCTTTTTCAAATCAGTAAACTCATATATCTTCGGCTGCATCTCCCTGGGCATTGTGGAATATATTAATATTTAAATACCATCCTTGATTACTAGATTCTATAGAATAAGTGTATGAATAATCTACTGCTTGTTTATCTAGTGTACTCAATACTCTTTCCTTAACTAGAAGTAAATACTCTAAGTCACTACCAAAAAATAAAGTATTAAGCCTGTTGATTCTTTGCATTGTTAATCATCACTTCTCTAAGTAGCTGCCAGGCATGTTGTTCATTAGCAGCTTCAAAAGTATGATCCTTCTGAAGATTATCATCAATAACAATACCTTTGAACTTAAACGAAAATTTACCCTCTTCAGTTACATCAGTAAGCTCATATACCCTAGTAATCAAGTTAAACTTAACAAAAGTTTCTGTTGGTACATGAATAGCTATCTCATCAGACACCAAGTAGTATTCTTTTAACTCCTCTAGAATGTCCTCTTCATTTATCTCAGCCATGTTATCCTTATGCTGACTAACTACAGTAGTCATAACAAACCTAAGATTAGCAAGTTCATTGTAGATTTCCATCATTCTTCTTGCCATACCTTCACCTAAAGAATCAACTTTCTGGTGAATCAATTGTGCTTTAGTCTTTTCCATTTTTTTTAATTTTAAGATTATAGTACAAAGCTACATTAAAAATTCTACATATAGAATATAAAAGATATTAACAATTGTTTTGAGTTATTGTCAATTTGTATGGAATTGCAACTTTTCTCATCTGGCAGTCGTACTAATCAATAGATTCTTGCAGAACTGTTTTATAGTACTGCGAACACTTCGTTACAATGTAAACTTGGGGGGAGGTGTTTTATTAAAGAGGTACCCCCCTTCAAATATAAGTACCCCCACTACCTAGTAACTTTTAAGATAAGCCCCCCTATACTAAGGTACAATAATAATACCCCCCACCCCTTTTGTAATTTTATAAAACACCCCCCACCACTTTTAAAAAATACTTGGTGTATGTAAATGGGTGCCACCTATTAAACATCCCCCCTACCTAAGTTCGTAACCAAAAAATCAAAATTATGTTAAACATTAAGGTTCACCGTAAAACCGGTAATGCAACTTCTAACCAGGAAATTGCAAATGCAGAATGTGCAAACATTGCCAAGGCTGCAGCATTGCTATGTGATTTAGTAGGCATGGATAATGTCATACTTAAAGGCAAAAGTGATGCTGGAAGGCCTTACTATTACATGTATCCTGA